AAAGGCCGCACTTATGAATTGTCGTTTTGTGTAGCCCATGCCAACTCCTCAATGTGTTTAAGTAGTGTCGCATCTGACCAGCGTTTGTCAACCTTCAACCCAATCGTCTCGGCCTGTTGCAGCATTTCTTCACGGGTTGGTGCGCTGTCTTCAACAGGAATATCAAAAACTTCAACAACAGCTTTAGAAACTACCATCACTTCACGCTTGCCAATTGGCGATGGATGCACTTGCTTGGTTGCTTTACGTTCTAACATCTGCGCCTTTTTAAGTTTGCGCTTTTGCAGACGAACCTCTTTCCACGGGGCAAGAGTTTTGACCTTGACGATTGCGGCTGACTTTATCATTTCATCTTTTTCATTGGTGCTTTGCTAGGCTTGCCAGCCTCTTTTGCTGATTTGCTTGCCATGCCAAGTGCCATTGCAACGGCTTGCTTTTGGGGCTTACCTGCTTTCATTTCCATTTTGATGTTCTTGGAAACGGTCTTGTCTGAATAACCTTTTTTCATCATTTTGCTCTCCATGTAAAACAGGCCAACATCTCTGCTGGCCTGTTAGGTTTAACCACCGATGCGATAAACGACAAACGTATCAGCCGCAGTCTTACGGACACGGAATCGTGCAGATGCACCACTCGTAGCCGCAGTTGCAGGAGCACCAACAATGGTCACACCTGTGTTGACCGTGATGGTCAAAGCAAATGCAGCCAAAGTGATAACGCTGAAGTCAAACGAATCACCAATCGCCCACTCAGTTGCCAAGTCAAGGTTTGCACCAGTTGGCAATTGAATGTTGCGTGCTTCGGTTGGGGTTGCCGTGACGATGCCAGTCAGCACATTTGCGGCTGTGGCAATCATCGATGCACCATCAGCAATGTTGGCTGGCGCACCCTGAGGTTGCCAGTTGCCATTGTTGCTGATGTCAGGTGCAACACCCACAGAGTAGTACGCACCCGATGCACCAGCGTTAATAGTCACGCTGGTGGCATTGGTGAATGCGCCTGATACATAGGTGGTGTTTTCGACTACGGTCAACAAGTCTTGTGATTCTGGGAAATTGGGATAACCAACTTCTTGAAACACGCTTGCTGGCGAGTAGGCTTGAACGGCGATTTTCTCACCTGCTGGCACAGTAACGACAGCCGTGCCTTGTGCAAAGATTACTTGATAACTCATGATAAGTCCTTAAGGAGTTTGGTTGAACAACAGGATGCCGGACATCTCTGGCTGTTTGTTGACCACGCCAAACAAGGTATCCAAACGATACTTGGTTTTCATGGTGTTCACATCGTATTGCTTCTGCATGACCAGTTCGATGCCCTGATCGGTGGAGGCACGCATCACTGCGACACCAGCATCGGAGGGGACAGCGTAACGACCAGGCAGAATCTCCAGCGCATCTTTTTGCCAGAAGCAATTGATGGGTGCGGCATCCACGTTCAAGCGGTTAATGCTACGACCAGCGGCGGCAGTCACGATAACGTTTTGATACTGCAACTCGGCATCAGTTCCACCTTGGGCAGAAATAATGGGAGGTGTGATAACGCAAGTGGTTGCATTGGTCACGGACACCACACGGAAGGTCTTGGAGAAACCAGTACCTTGTTTGGTGATGTGATGGACAGCCTCAACGCCTTCGATTTCGATGGCAGTACCTGCTGGCAAGTCGGTGGTGCTGGACACGGTAATCGTTTGGAAACGATTGTCCACGTTGGCAGTCTCACCAGTTGCCGCAGTTGAGGTTGCAACAGGCACATAGTAGTTCAGTGCCGCAGCCAAAGTGCTCATCGTTGGGTCAGAGCCAGTTGCCGCTGCAATGCGGTTTGCGTAGTCAAGTTTGTAGGTCTCAAAGCCTGCAACCATACCAACAAAAGAACGCTCAAACGCATTGTTTGACTTGTTACCAGCAAAACTACGCGACACAGATGCGCCACCAGCCCCACCAGCAATGTTGCCAGCAATGCCGTTGTAGTCACGGCTAGACAGTGCCAAGTAACGGTCAAAGGCTTGTACACCCTGCTCGTTCATGATGCTGTCGCACAGGGCCACATCGTCATAGTCACCAGCGGCAGTGCTGACAGTGACCACCAACGAACCCAGATTTGCGGCGGCGTTCATGATGGCGATGTTGATGTCGGATGCCAACTTCTGCTTTGCGGCATCGCCCAGGCGACCCTCTTGCAGTGCATCACGCAACTCCAATGCGTCCAGAATGAACGGCACAGACTTTTGAAAGCCCAATGTCGCAGGAACTGAAAGTTGGGTATATGCGCCAAAGTTGCCCGTTTGGTCCATGCCATCGTACGATTGTGCAATGTAAGGTTGGGGGCGATAGATGACGTTGTTGGTGCGTTCCATCATCGAACCGTCAGTGTTGTAGACGGACACGTTGCGGGACAGCACCAGAGCATCGTTAAAGCCTTCGAGGATGTCCTCGAACGCAACGCGCTCTTCCTTTGAATGAATTGCTCATAAAAACTCCATTGGTTGAATAAAAAATTTCGACATTACTGTCAGGTTTCTCTACTCACCAATGGGCTGGCGGGGGCCATATCAACTCGCGTTTAACGCCTGCGGAGGGCTGTTTCCCGTTTAAGGGGTATCAATAAAGCCTGCCCGTGCTGCTATTCGGGACTAAACACTATTTTTTATAAGAGCCTGCAATTCCTTGGCACACTCTAAATAATGTCCTGCGTTGGCCACATACGACTTTACGGCAGACTATCGTTTGGGGCTTTAAAGATATTTGCATTATGCCTTTTTTTGGCGCTTGTATGCAACCACTTTTGACATGTTGCCAGTTCGGGCGGCTTCTTCTCTCAGGCGTTCAAGGGTTGAATCCACCGCACCTGATGATCGTCCAGTACCTGTAACGATACGCTCTGGTGCGGGTGCTTGCCTACGGTTTGTGACTTTCAAATCTTTCTCCAGTTTTGCAACCGCAAAGGCAAACTTTACGGGGTCTTTAATTTCGGCCAATTCTTTGGCTTTTGCAGGGTTTTTACCAAGCGCGTAAACGACTAATGCAGGGTTATCTGCACCTTGAAGCAAAACGCCTTGCTGGGTGATTGAGAAAACTTCTTGAGCCACGGCTTCAGCGTCTTCATAATCTTTGACTCTCAACTCAGCTTTCGCTTTGCCGTAGCCATCCAACTTGGCTTGCCATGCTTTCTGCTGATTCATAACTTCAGCTTCTTGCTTGGCGTTGACTTCCTCGGCTTGACGCTTGCGCTCAAACCAACTGGTCAATGCTTCCTCGTACTTGTCAGCGTCATAGTCGTGATCTTCCAGCTTCGGTTTTGTACCAATCACCACTGGTTTGGTCTCAGGTGGTGCGGCTTGTAACCTGCCTTGCAATTCACGATTCTGCCGTTGCAGTTCTCGATTTGTCTTACGCAACTCTTTCACCCATTCAGGCGCAGGAGTGTGCTCTTCGGGAGGTGGCGCTTCCTCACCAATGCTGACAACAACTTCTTCGGTATCTTCAGATTCTTCGTCATCAACGATTTCGCTGACTTCGGTTTCTTCTTCTACCTCGACTTCGCTGTCCTCAATTACTGCCTTTTGATTCATCTTTGACCCCATTCAACTCACCCACTTTGAACGGCTGGGTGGTTGCCGTTTGTTTGATTGTCGCTTGTTTTTTACTGATTCGCAACAGGTTGGACTATCTGCCCACGCAATATCTCTTGCACCGCTTGGGCATTTGTCATCGCCATGTTTTGTGCAGTTTCATCAACTTTGCCCAAGGTTTCCAGCGTCTGGGCACGTTTCAGTTCTGCACTTGCCACGGTTTCCACAGTATCTGCTCTGGCTTTTGCCGCTTTTGCGGTTGCTTCTTCAGCGGCGGCTTGTAGGTACATTGCGTTCGGGTCTTGCGGTTGACCTTGCATTTCTGCCATCAACTCTTGCGCTTCGTCATCAGTAGGTTTGACCACGCCCATCCGCAAAAGTTTCTTGCGGAAGTAGGCATTTGCGTCCCCAACGCCCTCGCCTTCCATGTTCATCATCGCCATGCTTGTCAGAACTTGGGCGGTTTCTGGGTCACTCGTGATCTGTAGCATTCCAGTCAAAGCCCTGACTGTTGCCGCACGTTTACTGCTGGACGATGGGCCAACTTCTGCAACTACATCGAATGTGGCACTGGACAAATCGTTTGCCATCACCACTGCGCCTGACTGAGTGTCAATCATGGGTTGCATCAATTCCACCATGCCAGCTTGACCAACAGGCGAAATGGTCTTCATCTTGCGCTTGTCTTCAATGTAGATTTCTTTTGCCATACCAAGCCAAATCTCACCGCATCGCTTCATTCCCTTGGCAAAGTTGCTCATGTAGATGTACGTCTGCATATCCACACGGGTTTGTATCATCTCCACCGCTTTGCCAGATACGCCAGACACAATCTTGTCAGCACCTTGTGGGTTGCCTAAGATGTCCTGCATATCCTGTTCGGTGATTGCCAGCAAAGCCGCCATTGCTGGTGGAATTTGCGCCGACTTTGTATAACCCACAGGGCCAGCGGCTTGGGTGTTGCCATCAGGTCCAGTGATCGGGTTAATGAGTAAATAAGGGTAATCCCGCAGATTGTCCTCTGCCCACATCACTTGATGCCCCGCTACTTGTTCGGGGGTCATGATGGGTTTTTCAATGCTGGACAATGCGCTGATCTCGCCCAGCTTGGACAGTTGCATATTCTTCAGGCGTTGGGCATCTTTGGCAAGTCTGACTGCACCCATGCAACGCTCGATGTTGTCCACAAACCAGCGTTTGCCGTAGACAACCACAATCGGAATATTTTTACCAGCAATATACCCAGCGTCTTCCAGAACTTTGCCGCCACTCATGATGTATTTGCGAACACGCATCCGCTTGACACGCTTTTGGCGTACCTCGCGAGTGCCGACAGCCATTAGGGTTTCTTCTAGTGTCTCGTCATTCGCAAAATCTGTCTGGGTGTAGCGTTCCTCAGTCCCATCAATCGCTTGGAAAATGCGGATTAATTCTGACTTTTCCTCAACTTTGTAATACTCAGCAACGAAAACAACATCAGGGGTTGACCAGTCAAACTCGTACTGGTGGATGATCTTGGGCCAATCTGTTGGGTCATCATTATAAATTTCTTTGTAGCTGTCACGGGTCATGCTGGTGACCACAAAGCAAAACTTAGCGTCTGACTTGTCCTGGCGTTTGGCGTTCAGGTCAAAGAAAACCGAACTGTCGGCATCAAAGATTGGCTCGAACCTGATGCGCTGGCGTTCATTCTCTGGGTCTTCTTCATCTTCGTAAACAGTCCGCAACCGCCATGCGCCAATGCCACCACCTACAGCTTCTTCAAAGGCGTTGTCGTATGCTTCATCAGCCACAGATGCCTGTTCGTCAGCACGGTACAGGCCATCACAGACTTCTGCCAGCCTGTCGTTCTCAGTCCCGTCTTTGCTTACATAATCAACTGTAATGCGGTTGTTTCTATACTCATTGACGATGCGAATCACCGCCAACATGATTTTATTGACTTCAAACTTGGGTTTGTTTTCGTATTGGTCCCAAAGTGGGCCTTCCCACTGACTGCCAGCCAGCGAGTAAAAACGCCGATCTTGCAAGCATTGCAGACGCTCATCCCGCAGTGCAGTTTGTATATCGTTGAACTGCCGCAGTGCTTCAGAGTGCAGATTCGCTAGGCGTTGGTCATTGGGTATGCGTGCCATTTGTGTCCTTTGATTACCACCGTTTGACGTTAGGCAATGGCGTGAATATAGCGGATTTTGTGACCGCTGACCGCCTGATGCCTTCACAGGCATATCTCAGCGCATCTATCACATGGTTCTTTTTGTCCTCAAGCTGGGGCAGGATTCGCCCAGTCAATGGGTCTGATTTGTAGCTGTAAAGGCTCAGTTCGTCAATGGTGTGAATGCAGCGAGGGTGAACCACAATGTCGTAATTCTTCAAAAACTCTACGCCTTCTTCCACTGATTTCGGCCCCTTAACCGCTGTCATGATCTTGGGAAACCCGTTGCGTTTCATGTGGCTGATGGTCTCTGGTCGGGCTGAATCCGCAACGATTGGCCATTTTTCTGCCTCTGGCACTTGCATGAAAAGTTCTGGGGTATTCACAATCTCGCAACCCACCATGTATGCCTCATGGTCGATATAAAGAGTGCGCCCAATAATGTGGCATCGCACCAACACTGTCGGGTCTACGGAGAATCCCCAGTCTGCACCCAGGCGATGGATGGCATCTGATGGGGCATCAAATTCGTCAATCTTCCAGTTTCTGAAAACCCTGCTGTTACTATTTCGCAGGTACTGACCCATCCAAACGTGCTGGTATTTGTCAGGGTCACGCCGCTTATCGTACTCCATTTCTTCTTTGAGTACATCAGGAAACCACGGGTTTTCACCAAAGTTAACCTTGATTACTGTGGCACTGGCAGGCGGCTCTGGCCCACGTAGTAGAAAATCGACAGGGTCGGATTGCTGGCGAGGGTTCCACGTGAACCATAACTCGCTGTTGGGCTTGCGGATTGTTGGCCTCAGTAGGTCTAGGCTTGTCTGGCTCAGGCTTTGTGCTTCCTCAACCCAGGCGCAATCGTACCCTTCCAGCGATTTTATGGAGTCGGCGGTGTGATTCTGCATACCTTGGAAAATGATCGCACCATCACCCTTTTTAGACTTAATAACCGAATCTTGCACTTCAAAATATGCGCCAGCGTTCATGGCCTCAATCTTGGTCTCCAGCAGCCGCTTGACCGATTGATTCAGTGACTTCTGTATCTCACGAACACAAACGCTTCTGCGCTTGGGGTCAATGATGTGTTCCTCAATCATCAACTCGGCAAAGGCATGAGACTTTCCGCTGCCTCGCCCACCCCAAGCGCCTTTATAGCGACTGGCTTCCAGTAAGGGAAGCGCCCATTCTGGGGTCTGAATTTGTAAGGTGGTCATGCCTTAATGATTACGCGCTCAATCTTCTCAAAGGCCAATGGGCGATCAGGATCTCCAGAAACCTCTAACTTTTCGCCATATTTGCGAGGGGCCAGCTTAGACAAAAGCCATTTTCGGGAATCAACTTGCAACTTGTGCTTTTGAACTGCCGCCCAGTCCTTCTTGCCATCAAAAGACATTCCGACATCTTGATCGCTGATTTCCATTATCTCGGTTGCCATGCGCTCAATTAAATCCTCGCGTGCGCGTGCGTAGTTTTCCGCAAGGATAGCATCATCATCGACCCAGCGAGAAAATGTGCTTTGCGGGACTCCAGCGGCTTGGCACGCTTTAAAGGCACTTAGGCCGCTTCGCATTCCATCAAGCACCATCTGGCTTATCTTTGCCCGATCATCGCTTCCTGGCTTTGTGCGCTTGGCAGAGTCTTTGGGATTATCTGTTTTTGTGGTCATGCGTTATTCAATAAACCAAAAAAAGGGGGCGAACCCCCGAATGTAGGCAACTGCTTACCAACAGGGTTAGATTTTCGCATCAGGTAGCGGAATGTCAATAGGCCAGCAGTCCCGCAAGGCATCAATTGTCCTGTGATGGGCGTTTAGCCACATTTCTTGGCGTTCTAGGCGGCTCAAATCCTTTCCTTGGTCGATGGCGTAATGGCACTGCAAGCACAGCGCAGCCACCAGATTGTCATCAGCTTTGACCCCTCGGCCCTTGCCGCCGCCCCAATTTGTGTGCGCCGCTTGGACCATATCACCACTTCCGCACGACTGACAGTCAAGGCTTGCCACTAGTTTCAGCAGCTTTTTTGACCTTACGTATAAATGTTTTTCGATCAACTATCGTCTCCAATGTGGAAAACCTGTGCATATTTGCACACTCTAACCGCCTTCTGCGGGTGTTGCCTGTGGATATTCTGGATTCTTTAACAATTGTCCATGTTCCGCATTCTGGACATTTCATGATTTAGCAAATTGCCCATAAAACTTATTTGCGCCATTTTTGTAAGCAATAGCCGCATCTTCTATGCTGTCATATACGCCCAAAGAAATGTTTTTGCCATTCACCATGATTGCCGATCTCCACTTATTTTTTACAAAGCAAACGCCTTTATATCCAGATTTGTTAGTTGTGCGTTTGGTCGCGTTATGAACATTTTGGCTTTGTGTAGCCTCTCTTAAATTTTCGATTTTGTTGTTTAAACTGTTGCCGTCTGCATGGTCAATGTATTTTGGTATGTATCCATAATGGTAAAAAAATATTACCTGATGCAAATAATATGTTTTCTTTTTAATGTTAATTTTTTTGTATTTTTTTCCATTGCACATTGTTTCCCAACCAGCAACAGCGCCTATTTTTTGACCACCAGATGCTTGCAATCGAAATAAATTGCCGTCTTGATAGCTGTACAAATCTTTAACATTTTCAATCATTGGTGTGCCCGATCTTGTAATCTGTTGGTTGCTTCTCTGGTTCTGAATATCTCAATGTCTAACCTTGCCGCCTCAATCTCCCAGCGCAGGGTTTCTTCCTGGGCTATTGCCGCCGCCAGTCCTTTCAGCAAGGTGTGATATTCGGGGTCAGCGTAAGCCTCGCGTTCCTGGGCGTTTGCCGCCTCGTAACCCATTTGCAAGGCATCTTTCATCAACAGGGCTTTTTTAGACTTGCGGAATTCTTCAAGGTACACCCGCTGGGCTTTGGCATCGCCATAGGCTCGGGCTTTTGCGCGTATGTCTTGGGCAGCTTCTTCTGGTTTCATTTAATCTCCACAAAAACAAGCAATTGATTCTTCATTCGGGTCAAACATATCTTTTTGCTCTGCGGCAAATTTAATCATTGATGCGTAGGATGGGCGATCAGAACGAAACACCGCACCGCTTGGCTTGGATGCCAATGCCAATGCCAATGCCTCCATTTTTGCCCACCAGATACCACGTTCTGGCTTTTCTGCAATTAGAGATAACACCTGCGCCCCGCCCTTTAAAAAGCAAAGGTCACAATTGCCGTGCATGGTTACTCCATTCATGTTTGGCAACTCAAGATCAAAAGACTGATTGCGCCAGAATTCCCCGACAGTTTCTTTTGTTACCCCAGCGGTCACCAATGGAATCCTAGACTTGTCGACAATTTTGGCGGCTCGGCGCTGTTCATCAGCCCTCATGCCAACCCAATCCATTGTTTCATTGTGTTCCCAACCCAAGGATTTAAGGTACTTGTGAATGGTGCGGATTTTTAATTCTGATGTGCAAAATCTAGTCACAGGATTGGGCAAATACTGCCGCTTGCGAATAAGGGCTTCAAATGGTTCGCCATTTCTGCTGGCGGTTTGAAAGTCAACCCGCACAAAAGCTGGTTCGTCATTTTGATATTCAACCCAATGAATCTCAACATTCCAGTTATCAGAACAGGCTTGGACAAACTTCAAGGTTGCCTCATCTTCTTTGCCAGTGTTGGCAAAACACACAATGGCATCGCTTGGCAGTTGCCCCCCCCCCAGCTTCTAATACTTTATATAACATATAACCACTTGTGCGCCCACCGCTAAAACTGATGCACGTTGGCTCAATGATTTTGTATGGATTCACTTCAACACCCCAATCATGCGTAAAGCCCCGTCAGGGCCATCAATTCTTGCCAAGGTACTACCAGACCAATTCTCAAAAAAGTCCGCTTGAAGGGGCGTTAAACGCTTTCTAGGGCCATTCTTAACCTCGACCAGAAAGGTATGCCCCTTGTAGCCAACCAAAAGGTCAACTGGTAAACCAATGACCCAGACATAAGCGCCAGCGGCCTCCAATGCTGAAATGATTTGCTTTTGGTTGGCATCAACCCTGGCGGCGTATCTCATTTTTTTACATTCCGCTTTTTTAATTGCTCAATCCGTTCTTTCACCATGCGCGGAAGGTCTTTCCACATTTCGTTCGAATCTCGCAATTCCTTGACTCTGTGCCGGGTGTAATCCAACCACCCCTTCGTCATTGCTAGTTGGGCATAGTGATTCGTCAAGGTCTCCAGTGAGGCATAACGCTCGATTGATGCAGACACGGCTGATGGTTTGTCCATCTTTTACCCTGTCCAAAAGTTTGTGGGCTTCAAAGTAATTCATACAAATAACAAATCCTGTGTTTTTACAGTTTGCCCAGCGTCATACTTTTTTGTTTCGCCTTTTGGGTATGGCAAAACTTCATAACGCAATGAATGCAATAAATATTGTTTTTCTTTTTTGTTCCCCAATAAAAAAACATATCTATGTTTAGAACTTCGATCAATTCTGTTTTCAATATCCCCAAGGTTATGCCTAGAATGTTTGCCGTTTAAACCAGCCATGTCAGTGCGCTCTTTTGTTGTGCCAGTAAACAAAAAATTGGTGGCTTGATAAACATAACCAACATGGTTCATGGCAGTATCGGCATAAGAAACCACAATGCCAGGCTTGGGCAACATTTTTAAACTTTGGCCCACCAACATGGATGCGGCATTTTTTAATCCATCTTCAACGCAAAGACGGTTTAGTTCTAAAACAATCTCTTTGTTTTCTGGCCCACATACTCCCATGCAAAGAAATGGGCTTGCTGGCAAACCATAAGTAACAATGCCAACTAATTTAGTGTCGTACAAACCAAACGCATGGATGATTTGGGGCATACGTTTTGCATAGTGTTTTTGCAAAATCCACGGTTCTGCCTCAAATGGTTTAATAGGTATGACCTTCATTTCCCACCCCTTAGTCGGGCCAAACGCTCTCGGATATGTTCTGGCATAGGAACGGCTTTTTTCCTATCTTCTTCCAGCTTTACAAGCACAGGGTCGCGCTCTGGCTTGGCCTCTGGTATCTCTGCCCCATCCCATCGTTGTTGATTCAAATAGACCTTGGGTGCTGGGATGTATGCACCTCCGTCCCGCAACCATTGAGGTGGTGGTTTCAGCCAATCAAGGTCCTTCACAAACAGTGGTACCTGATAGATATGATAGTTCTCAGCCCATTTAT